CTGATAAAGCCTCATGCTCTGCTATCTTCAAGTCCCAGTCATCACCGGTCTCAGCCTTCCAAGAATACATCCCCAAGTGAAAGTCCGTTAGTGTATAGAGCGTTAGCAGATCGGCATCATGCCCTTTCGCGGCAGGTATTACTGGGGCAGGTTTCCACTGAAAATCCTCGATAGCATCAATTACAAGTTGTGGCTTGTATCCTTTCTCCTTCTCTTGGATAACCCATTGCAGGGCCACTTCGCCAGTATCACCTTTGTAGGCGGTGGATATTCGTTTAGCCTCGAAGCCTTCCATCGTTTGACGGTTTACATCTCTGTGAGGGGCAACACCCTGAGATGCTGCCCTTATCTCCAATGTTTTAATAGCTTTATCAATCGTCCTTGAATTGATATTTAACACCTTTGCTGCTTTCCTGTGTGAGCCGTGAGTGATGATAGCGTCAAGCATCTCCCTTTGTCGGTCAGTTGTTACAAAATCGTACAACAATCTATGGTCAATATGAGCCATGCTATTTGTCCTGCTTTCGCTTTAGTTCGGTGTACTCATTGTACTGGGGCAAGGATAAAAAGACATCTCTTTCCGAAGCCCACTCATACACCTGATCCATGAAATAAACCATCTCCCCCTTAGTCAGCTTTGAAGAACTCCTGACTTGGTTTAACAGTTCCGTTTGACCTACCTTAATATCTTGAGTGCCTAAGAACTTGCTTTTCATCATCCACTTAACGCCCTCTGGCGTAGCGTCATGAATTTTCTTGATGAAAACGTCCGACATCTCCTTGCACCAGATATGAAACAAAGCGTTCTGGCTTAGGGTTCTTGGGTTATCGTACTGCTCAAATTTTACACAAAGAGGCTGCGTGTAGTCCCAGCCTTCCATTCTTTTAAGAATAAACGGCAGCCGCTTCTCAAGCTCAATCTTATTTTTGACAATAACAAAATCGCCTTGGCTCATGTGAGCTTCTTCCTTAGCCAAGCATCTGACATCTTTTGTTCGTGAGTTTCCAGACGGTGAACATGCTCTTGAGCCACTGCCCCATTTCTGACGTAGTAATACTGAGACTTAGTGCCACTGACTTCCCTGTCGGTTAAGAACGGCTTGTTACGCATTCTGCTGTGCATGGTCTTGTTGTTTACGCCGATGATCTCAGACACTTCGCGCAACGTATAAAACCTTCCTGTTATCAGGTTTTCGTGTTCACCTTTGAACTCGTACTTTGTTGGCTGCTTACCACTTAACCTTCTATCCATTCTGCATCGCTCCGTCAAAATAATAGCCTCTAGTCTTTAGATAATAATCCTTCATCGCAACCTGATCTTCTGGGTCGAGCCATGTGATGTCGGTCAGGCTCTCATCAATCGTCCTTGCCCTTATGCTATTGGTCTTGATCGACTTTGCCATTGGGCTTGAACCGCCTTGGTTCTGCGCTCGTGCAAGCCAGCTATTCACAAACCGTTTAATGCCAGTCTTAGTCTTTCGTCTGGTAGGGTTAGCGTCCAGCCACGATTCCATAGCTAACAGTTCCTTGTGGACATTGACAGCCTGATAAGCTCGCTGCCATTGTATGATGTCGCCTTCTTCTGGCTCCCAGTTGTCCCCAGTGTTTAAAATCATAAATCACCACGCTTGTGGTATGTGTTTTTCCTTGCCCGAAAACAGAACAAGCTCTTGTGGTCTGGGTAATCATTGGCAAACTTTCTTGCGTAGTGGCTAATCCAGCCATCGTCTATCTTGAAAACACCGTCTTGCTCTTCAATCATTGTCTCCCAGCGGATACGATGAAAGATATTCTTCGCCGAATAATACGTTCTCTTTGCTGCAACCTGTAACGCAAATCTACAAAACAATTCATAGATGGCTGGGTTTGCTTCGTGATGCAATTCAAAGTTATCAGTTGTCCATTTACCGTTCATGTGAACCTCCTACAGTTCTAGTTTAATCGTAATTCCAGCCTGATAGCTTCTGATGGATTTCAAGCATTGACTGAAAATCAATATCGCAATATTTACCCATAATCTCAACCCTAATACCTTCGTCATCAAATGATTCACAATCAGGATCAAACCAGATTAAGCCATCATCGCCATCAGTATAAAAGCAACCAACGCCACCATCTGATATGTAAGTCTTGTAATCAGGCTGAAAGGAACTAATCCAGTCTATAACATCAGAAACAGTCATTCCTAATAATTCACTTGCTGTCTGTATATGAGTCATCTTCTTCTCCTAATGGCTCGGCAAGCCTCGCCCGTTATTATTGTAAATATGTATTTAAATATACATTTCTTTAGGTGCTATAAACCCTTTTACTTCGAAAAGTAAAATTTAAGAACTAAGGGCAAAAGCGACTTAGCGGTTAAACAATGAATGTATCGTGTATCCAAACTATTCACAGCCAAAAACCGATTTAACTGTGAGGCTCTGTAGGGAGGGTCAACCCTGAATCTGTCGTTTAATTTAAGGAACCGACAGCCTAAAGCCCAAACATTGTTTGCAAAAAAAGAAAGGGAGATCTGATGTACAGTAACGTACAGTATGATAAACTTGCCTTTCTTGTTCTTCGCACAACAAGTATACGCTCCATCAGTGAGCAATGTAAAGCCCCCGTAAAAGGGGGTTTTCTTTTATCTGTCTCCCAGCTTACAGAACTGATCTAAGCTCATTCCAAATATCTCGCATAGCTTCTCAAGGGTGTGCAGCTTCATGTTCTCCTGCTTGCGCCACTGGAACACTCTCTGGCGGCTAACACCCATCATGGTCGATAGTTGGTTACTGTTAATGCTGTTTAACTCCTGAGCGACTCTCAGGCATCTTCCTGCGTTTGTCATTTTCAAATCCTATGTTATCTTAGTTATGCAGGGTTCCCCCTACCTTGCTCTCCTATGGTTTCCCCCCGAAAGCACTTGTGCCGTAGGGGGGTTTTTACATCAGAAGGGGATGTCGTCATCCAACTCCTCAATCGACATAGCAGCTACAGCCGGTGCAGCAGCAGCGCCATCAGTATAAAAGACCTTCACATTACCAAGAATAGGCGTTTGATACTTCGCTTCGCGTTCTTCTTTTGTAAGGCTCTGGCTGATAAAGCCATTGTTTTCGTACTGGTCTTGCTGCTCGGTGTCCACAAACGTAGTCAGGTCAAGGTAAGTTCCCTTTGCGCCCTTATACAGTCGTGACTTGTCGATCTTGGTCACGTCAATTCTTACAGATATTCCTACTTTCATTTGGCTTTCTCCACTTCGGTTTTTATTACATTAACGGCCTTGGTTACTTCCTCGGCCAGCTTTGCGATGTATTCGTCATCGCGTTCAACCCTCACAAGAACGTGAGGCATTTCTGGGTGGTAGGCAAAGAAGTCCCACCACTGTCTCCCAGTAACCCACATGCAGCCCTGTATCTGCTGCCAATACTTATTCACTCCAGCCTGATTGTCACGCATATAACCAACGTGCGTATCAGGGGCCGGACACTTTATCTCCAAACCGCCCTCAGAACCTATAAGCGCATCAGGCGAACAACCATAACTGAAGGTAGGGTCAACAATAAACCCAACCTCCAGAGTGTCGTTGCCAGATATAAACCCGTAAGCCTCTCGCGCATCTGGCTCAAGCTCCCGTCCTCGTTCAATCCAAGGTGTCGTAAAAAACGGCTTTGAGCGACCTGTAAGGCGTTCTGCGATCAACTCATTGATGTACCCATCAGCAGAGCTAGAAGGCTTCCCAGAGTTCGTTATAAGCCTAGAAAAGCAGCTTGCAGAAGGCTTACCTAATCGTGCGGCAAGCCATTCCTCAGTCCCTTGCTCATGGTCTAAGATAATCACTTCTTAGCCTCAAGCGCGGCAACTGCTTTGTCGTAATGCACAGCCAGAACTTGATCAACCGAATCAACCTTCAGCCACTTGCAGAACTTGGCAACATCTGCGCCAGTTTCCTCCAGTAAGGTTTTGATGTGTGAAGATTGATAATCACTCAAAGGTTTCTTGTCATCTCCTCGAAGCATGGCAGATTCTGCATCGTCATCTGCTGTAGGAATACCTGCGATTGACTGTAAAGCGTACCGTCTTGCGTACGTTATTGCAGAACCTGCCGCTTGTGGGTCTTTCTTAACTGTTGGCAGAGTGTATTCCATCTCCAGCCACTGACCTGAGATGTGCATCAGGCGGGTAGATACTCCAACGCCACTGTCATCGTTGACAGGGAACTGCGTATAGCTCAGGCCGTTATCAGCAAAGGGCTGCTTGATCGCCTTGATTACCGAGGTTAGATCGGCATAGCTTGACTTGAAGAAAGGGTTGGCACTGTCTTTAACAGCACCCCCCATCTGAGATTGTGCAGCACATAATGCTGTTGCCAGCTCGTTGATTGATTCACTTGATTTCATTGTTGACCTCCTACGGTCTGCTCTTTTGCGTACTGCTCACCATAACCAATCTGGTAAGCATCTGATTGCCCTTCTAAGGCTGGATAACCTGCAACGCAGTCATACTCACCGCGCTCCAGATCGTTTAACTCGTTGATTCCCATATTGCCTCCTACAGCAAATGCCCCCGAAGGGGCGGTTAAATTAAATGCCCAAGCCAAAACTGCGTTTTTCTTTCACGTCCTGCATTACCGCTTCGTGATCAGCGTTTAGCCTTTGAATTACTGCCTCTTCTGTTTTGAGGGATACCATTCTGGAAGGGGCATCCATATCATGCGCTGGTTTAACTGTTATTTGGTATGGGCGCGCCTTACCTTCCCGATACAGCACGTTAGCACTTCCGTATTTATATTCGATTGACTTGATCATTTTGTTGCCCTTGTTTTATTGAATGAAGCAATACTATGCCTGTTTCTCTTTACAATGTAAAGCCTTTTAATACATTTATTTTACGATAGGCGAAAAAAAACCCCTCGAAAGGGGCTTTAGTCTTGTCGGGTAATTAGTATGACCAGATAGCGGGGGTGGGGAATCCATCTTCTTCTGTGCAGACATCAAGGTGAATGAATCGACCTGTGCCTGATTGTTGTACGCCTATTCTCTTAATGCCATGCGCCTGAGCCACTCTAATCAATTCTAAAGCCTTTTCTCCTGATACGGCAATATCAACCGCCTTACCAGTCGAATGCGCTCCTGTGGCTGTTTTACGCGATTCTAAGGGGTGTGCTGGGCATCTGTAGCCAGAGGTAATAGGAAAGCCAAAGTCACACTCCTTGCGGATAGCATTCAAAACCTCCAAGAAATCTTGGTCAACAACCAACTCACCGCAGTGCTGGCAGCTTAGTTCTTTGTCTGTGAAGTATGTTTCTTCTTTTTTCTTCTTAGTCATTTGCCTTGCCCTCTGTATTTCTTAAAGCTGCGCTTCTGATCTTTGTT